AACTTTCAAAGGATACTTGGAAGTGTACGCAACAACAGATCCAAATGGTCCACAGTTCAGTGCAACAGCACCGACTACACAGTCAGATGGTACTGCACTTGTAACTAACGACTTATGGATTGACACTAGTGACCTAGAAAACTATCCAAAACTTTACAGATACAACACAGCGGCAACATTGACTTCAACAAACACAGCCAACCAGGTTGCAGTAACTACAACAGGTGCGGCGTTTGAACTAGTTGACAAAGCAGATCAAACCACTGAAGATGGTATTGTTTTTGCTGATCTGAGATTACACACAGACGCAGAAAAGGCAGACTCATTATCTACAGGCGGTGCTGGTACATTCAGCTCAATCAAAGATCTTTTAAGTGATGACTTCTTAGACCCAGATGCACCAGATCCTGCAAATTACCCACAAGGTATATTGGCATGGAACACAAGAAGAAGTGGTTACAATGTTAAAGAATACAAAAACAGTTACATCACAACTACGAAGTATCCTGGAAGCGGATCAGCAGGTTTAGGAAACGTTAGACAGAGCAACGAGTCAGTTGCAACTTACTTCCCAGACAGATGGGTGACCAAATCTAGCAACAACGCAGACGGCTCTGGATCTTTTGGAAGAAAATCACAGAGAAAAGTGATTGTTGAACAATTAAAATCTGAGATTGACACTAACCAAGCGATAAGAGAAGACCAAAGAGGTTTCAATGTTATTGCAACACCTGGTTATCCAGAGTTGATCGCAAACATGCTTAATTTAAACACAGATAGAAACAACACAGCGTTTGTAGTTGGAGACACACCTTTAAGATTAGAAGGTACTTCAACTAAGATACAAAACTACGCTAACAACACAGCCGGTGCATTAGACAACGGCGAAGATGGCCTAGTAAGCTCAAGTGATTACTTGGGTGTGTTTTATCCTTCTGGTTTTACGACAGACAATGCAGGAAAATCAATTGTTGTTCCACCGTCACACATGATGATGAGAACTTTAGCAAACAATGACAATATCGCTTTCCCATGGTTCGCTCCATCAGGAACACGAAGGGGTGTTGTTGACAACGCTACATCAGTTGGTTACATTGATGCAAGTTCTGGAGAATTTGAAACAATATCTGTTACGGAGTCAGTGAGAGATTCAATGCACGAAGTGAAGATAAATCCAATTACTTTCTTCGCAGGAGCAGGAATTGTAAACTTCGGTAACTTGACAAGAACAACTGCAAGTTCGGCCTTAGACAGAATAAACGTTTCAAGATTAGCAGTGTACCTAAGAAACCAATTAGATGCTATTGCGAAACCGTTCATATTTGAACCAAATGATGAATTGACAAGAAATGAAATCAAACAGGCAGTTGAATCATTCTTGTTGGAACTAGTTGGACAAAGAGCGTTATTCGACTTCCTAGTAGTTTGTGATGACACAAACAACACATCTACAAGGATAGACAGAAATGAATTGTATGTAGACATTGCAATTGAGCCGATCAAATCAGTTGAGTTCATTTACATACCGTTGAGAATCAAAAACACAGGAGAAATTGCAAAGTTAGGGAACTAATTTTGAATAAATAGGAGAAACAGATGGCAATATCAACTTTATCAAAATTTACAGTACCACTAGCAAACGATCAAAGCTCAGCATCACAAGGTTTATTGATGCCGAAACTACAGTATCGTTTTAGAGCAATCCTGGAGAATTTTGGAGTAACAACACCAAGATCAGAACTTACAAAACAAGTTATTGATATCACAAGACCTAACTTGACTTTTGACAATGTAACACTAGACGTGTACAACTCAAAAGTTTATGTAGCAGGTAAACACACTTGGGATCCAATCACAATCACTTTAAGAGATGACGTGAATAACTCAGTCACTAAACTGGTTGGTGAACAGATCCAGAAACAGTTCGACTTCTTTGAACAATCAAGTGCGGCTTCTGGTATTGATTACAAATTCACAACTAGAATTGAAATGTTAGACGGTGGTAACGGCGCAAGTGCACCAAATGTGTTAGAAACATTTGAATTGTATGGTGCATACATTGAGAACGTCAACTACAACACCCTAGCATACGCAACTTCAGATCCAGCAACTATCACGATGTCAATTAGATACGACAACGCAATCCAAACTCCAACAGGAACAGGAATTGGAACAGCAGTGGCTAGAACGATCGGTACGTTAAGTACTGGTGGTGGACAGTAATAAAAAATTAAGTTAGCAATTATAAAGTGAAAAAAGCGTCTTTATAGGCGCTTTTTTTGTGACTATAAATAACAGTATGCCAAGTATAAACAATTTGCTACAAGGTTTCCAAGACGGATTACCAGGTATGAAAGACTACCAACACGCATCGAGGTTGTATTTAGACGACAATTTCAGGTTGATGCCGAAACAGAAGTTTCTGTTCCATGTGGTCTTCAACACAGATGAGACATTGTTTCAAGGAGGATTCAACTCTAATGAGAGATATCAACTAAACATGTTAGTGAAGGCCTGTGACCTACCAAAATATAACATGAGTGTTGAAGAAAAAGTACAATACAACAAAAAAATGTATGCCGCGACCAGGATCGCTTACGAACCTGTCAATATAACTTTCCACGATGATCATGCAGACACTGTGAATGCATTTTGGAAAAAATACTACGAATATCATATCGCTGATTCAGTGAGTATGAATTCAGACCTTACAATATCCAACACCAAAGACGATTACTACAAGTTTGGTAGTGCTAGGAAGACAACCAAATTTGGTATGGACACGCCAGCAAAAACGGGAAAACCATATCTAAAAGGCATAGAGATTTTTGTATTACACAAACAAAGATTTACCTCAATGACATTAGTGAATCCTATAATAGGCTCCTTCTCGCATGATAATTTAGACCAGGCAGACGGCGGTGGTGTACTGAACAATTCAATGCAGATTTTATATGAGACTGTAATTTACAAATCAGGAATCATTAACAAGAATAACGTGCCTGGATTTGCCACAATAAACTATGACCAATCACCAAGTCCCCTAACCGTGCTAGGTGGAGGCACAAACAGTGTCTTTGGTCCGGGTGGTGTTGTTGATGGCATAGGGTCAGTCATTCGGAATGTAAATAATGGAAACATCCTAGGTGCCATACTTTCGGCATCTAACACTTACAATAATGCTAAGAAAATTAAGAAATCAGATGTCAAAGAAGAGCTCAAAGGAATAGCGAAAGACGGAGTCCTCGAAGTCGGCAAACAAGCAGGCACTATTACAAATCCTGTGGCACAGTTCAGTGTGGGTGCGGCAGTGGCGGCGGGCGTTGCGATAGCATCGGCCAGGGGTACAGCCGACAATAAACAACAAGCCAATAACACCGTGATAACAAATTCTTCAGTGGATAACGTGAACTTCCTAGGTGCAGACGAATCTTTTAATCTTGCATCAAACAATGAAAGCGTAAGAGATGAGATAGCCGCCGCACTGTATTTCAGGGACATAGGATCTCGGAAAGGACTTACAGTGGCAGAATCTAATCTGGAGTATGAAGCATCGTCAACAAATGTGAAAAATGTGTACACTAGTAAATCAATAACAGATATTAGGAAATTGGTCACAGAAGGATATGTAAAAATTGAAAGACAAACACAAGATGTGTCAATAGCAACGGAGAAAGCAACATTATAATGGCCGAATTCTATACAAACTTACCACCTAAAGTCAGCGACGATCTGCAAAACACAATTGATAAACTTACGACTACTGCTTATCAAACAGATTTTCAATTCAATGTTGGTGAATACGACAGCACTATTGCTTTTTTTGTAAAGAGAAACTTTTCAAGGGAGGCCGCGGAAGCGACTACGTATGCAATCATGTCACAAGCAAAAATAGACAATATAAAACCTCAGCAGATTTTAGATCAATTGACATACGCCACCCCGGCACTGTTGTCTGAGTTGATTACCATAATACTAAACGCCAACAGATACAAGTCAAGTAGGTTAGGTGTAAGGAAAACACTGACCACCAAAGAGACGGTATCTAGAAACATCATAGACTAATGTTACCGAGATTTGCTAGGGGCAAGTTCTCTCCCAAGAATCAAGAGAAATACGTGGGAACAAAAACACCCACTTATAGGTCAAGTTGGGAACACTCTTTCATGAGATTGTGTGATGAACATCCAAACGTTTACCAATGGGCTAGTGAATCAATAAAGATTCCTTACAGGCACCCGTTCACTGGCAAGTACACCGTATACGTACCTGACTTCTTCATAGTGTATCAGGACAAACAAGGAAGGAAACACGCAGAAATGGTTGAAGTTAAACCAATGAGTCAGGCCTCCATGCAATATGCCGGTAAAAGTCAGGCGAAGAAAAAACAAGTTGTGATAAACATGGCCAAATGGGAGGCCGCGAATGCATATGCCAAGCAAAGGAAAATACGTTTTAGAGTAGTATCAGAAGAACAGTTGTTCCACAACGGTAAACGTAAGTAAATAAAAACATGACAAAGAAACTTGAGGACATATTAAATTTACCAAATGTCAAAGAGGCATTCAAAGAAGTAGACAAAAAAGAAAAAGACAGGAAGGTCAAAGAAGTAAATGGTAATCCGTCTACTAAGAACTTAGATCCACAAACACAGAAAAACTTGCAAAAAAGTTATGCGGAATTTGACAAGGTTGCGGCCGCACTGCCACAAGTTAAAGGATTGGGAGAACTATCAGATCTAGAATTGGACAAGTTGGCCGTGGAAGCAGAAGAAAGTTACAAGAATCTCATGGATTTGGGCATGAATGTTGACAGTAGGTATTCAGGACGTATCTTTGAAGTCGCTGGAAATTTCCTAAGAAACGCCATAGATGCCAAAAGCGGCAAAATCGATAAGAAACTGAAAATGATAGAATTACAACTAAAAAAACAGAAGTTGGATCAGGGCAACAAGGACGGCGCTCCTATAGAAGAAAGCGACGGATATGTCATATCTGACCGTAACGAATTAATGAAGAAACTACTTAAAAAAGACTAAATATTGCATATGAGCACGTTTAAAGACTACCTAACAGAATCAACAAAGTCATATGACTATAAAATAAAGATTGCTGGTGAACCTAAAGACATTGACAAAAATGCTTTAGAAACAGCACTACAAAAATTTGACTTGGCGAGTATGTCAGCAGGCAAAAGCACACCAATAATGACTTTGCCATTAGACTTTCCAAGATTAAGCAACGAGCAAGTGACAATATTTGACGTTACAACAAACTATCCAGAATCACCAAGAGTGATGCACGAATACCTTTCAGACTTACTGAGGATTCCAATGACGCACATCGTTGTTAGAAAACCAGGTGAACCAACAGAAGAATATCAGAACGACATGGAAGTTGCAAAAAAATCAGAGTATGCAAACAAGTTACATGATATAGAGTACAAAGATGCTCCAAAAGTAAATGCAGAAGACTACCATTCTACAAAAGCAAACATGGGTCTATTGAAAGAATTACTAAAAGACAGACAAGAAAACAAAGACGCTCCAAAAGAAAAAGAAAATTCTATGAGCAAAGAAGAAGTAGGAACACCAAGTCCGTTCTCAAAAATTACAAAAGCACACCCAATAGAAGGAAAGAAATAGTTATGGAAATGATCGATGTATTAACAAAGTTAAAAGAAATAGCAGAATCAAAACCTGAATTGGTAAAAGACGCAGTGGAAAACGTCGAAAAAACAAATCCAAAAGCAGTCACTGAAGGTGGCATGAAAGACTACCTACACGGTGAGGCAGAAAAACTTTCAAGAGAAGAATTTTTAAAGAAACACGGTGAAAGCCTAAGAGGTTTTTACAATTCAATAAATGGCGAAGAAGACGACGACGATGGTATCACGGCAGGAGAAGGAAAAATGATGAAGAAAGAAACTGTAAAAGAAGACATGCATATTACAACTGATTCCCCAAAAGAAGCAAGTATGTTGATGCAAATTTTGAAAATGGCAGGATTACGACCTGTTGATGCAAAGATGATGGGCATGGAACCACCACATGGATCTGATATGGATCCAGGTGATATGGACAAGCAAATGGACACTCCTAATGACGACGATGCAATGGGATCAATGCAAATGGCTAAAATGAGAGACATGATGAAAGCGCCGGAAGAAGAAAAAGCGGCAGAGACATTTGCCAACGAACCTGAAGAGAAAGTTCAGGACATCGACAGCCTAGTAAACAAACATTCAGGTGGACTGAACAAACAAAAAATTCAATATAGAAAAGAGTATCCTGGCGATAACCACATGGCGGCAGAAGACAAAATCACAGAGCTGGATCTTGCTAACAGCCTAAGGGATCAATATGACAGTTTCAAAGAGTCGTACCAGAAAGCGGCAGAAACAAAAGCAAAACCTGATTACATTGATTTGGACAAAGACGGTAACAAGACAGAGCCAATGAAAAAAGCCGCTAAGGACAAAGAAGCGAAAGCAGAAAAATAAGTTACTTTTCCTAACTTTAAATCAGTCTTAAATACTACATCATGGCGTATGTATCATTAGATAGCGACCAAATTAAGAAGGCGCACAAGAAACACAAATACACGAAAGAGCAAGTTGAACAGCTCGAGAAGTGTATGGATCCAAAAACCGGACCTTTGTTCTTCATGAAGAGTTTTATGAAAATACAGCATCCTACCAAAGGTGAGATGCGGTTCAACCCTTTCCCATATCAGGAAAGGTTAGTCGAGGCTTATAACAATCACAGATTCTCCATATCTATGTTACCAAGGCAGACAGGAAAAACAACCTGTGCTTCTGGCTATCTGATTTGGTATGCAATGTTTAGACCAGACTCACAGATATTAATTGCCGCACACAAATACGCAGGAGCATCAGACATAATGTCAAGGGTGCGGTATGCCTATGAGATGCTACCTAGTTGGATAAAGGCTGGTGTCACACAGTACAACAGGAACAGTATAGAATTTGACAACGGATCAAAGATTATGGCAACCACGACAACGGAAAACACAGGACGGGGTATGTCACTGACGTTGATATATTGTGATGAGTTTGCATTCGTTCAGCCACCAGAAAAGGCCAAAGAATTTTGGACTTCACTATCTCCGACATTGAGTACAGGTGGTAAATGTCTAATAACTTCAACACCAAATAGTGACGAAGACCAATTCGCAATGATTTGGAAAGAAGCCAATAAAAGATTTGATGAGTATGGAAATGATAAAATTATAGGAACAAATGGGTTCTATGCCATGAAAGCTCATTGGAACGAACATCCTGACAGAGATGAAGCATGGGCAGAAGCAGAAAAAGCCAGAATAGGTGAAGAAAGATTTAGAAGGGAACACGAATGTGAATTCTTAATATTCGACGAGACCCTGATATCAAGTTTAGTGTTGGCAGACCTGGAAGGTATTACACCAGTTGAAAACACAGGGCAAGTAAGATGGTACAAACGTCCAACACCAGGACACACATACATGGTATCATTAGACCCAAGCATGGGCACAGGAGGCGACTTTGCCGCAATACAGATTTTTGAACTGCCAACTTTTGAACAAATAGGAGAATGGCAACACAACCAAACACCTATGAACCAACAAGTTAGAATACTGCAAGGCATCAATAAACACATACATGACACCATAATGGATAAGGATGCCACTGCTACACCTCAAATATTTTATTCCATGGAAAACAACACCATAGGTGAAGCCGCTCTTATGAGAGTAATGGACATAGGTGAAGAAAACATCATGGGTATGTTCTTATCTGAGCCTATAAGAAAAGGACATAGACGTAAGTTCAGAAGAGGATTCAACACAACTGCAAAACATAAGATCGATGCCTGTACAAAATTTAAAGAGCTAGTTGAAAATGATAAGATGAAGATCAACTCAAAACTTCTTATATCTGAGATGAAGGACTTTGTTGCATCTGGATTAAGTTATAAAGCAAAGCCAGGGCAACATGATGATTTAGTCAGTGCATGTTTGTTAATGACAAGAATGATGAAAGTACTTGCTGATTTTGACCCAAAAATATTTGAAAAATGGACAGATAGAACTAGTGAGATCACTCCAATGCCTATATTTGGATCGTTCACAGGATAATAAATACACTATATGAACCCAAAAAATTCGCAAGATCTATTCAACAAAATAAGATCACAGTTCTCTAACATACGTTTAGGTGATATGAATGGCGCCGCTACAGCCGATCCAAACAATGCTGTGTTTTTTGAGTTCGAATTTCAAGAGGATGCCGACACATTTGGTTCGGTAAGCATAAGCCTAGCAGATGGTGAGAACATGAAAGTATATTACAATAGGGATTTGGTGAACAAAATAGACGAGGACAGCAGAAACGAGTGGTATGCGTTCCTTAAAGAATTGAAGGATTTTGCAGTAGAGCATCAATTACGTTTTGATGTGCGAGATATCACTAAAAACAACCTAACGAAGCAGGACTACGAAAATCTTGCAGATACGAACAAAACGGTAAATACTGACGAGATGTCAGAGGAACTAGCAAGAATTACTAAATTAGCAGGTGTCGAAGTTAAAGAAGGTTTAACAGGCACAGCAAAACGTTCTTACGAGAACCTAAACAAAACAAAATTAATAATAAGACACAAAGGCAAAGTTGATGAGACTGTGCCGGGTGCAAGATCAAGACAGATACAATCACTATACATCGAAAACGAAGATGGTGAGAGATTCAAATATCCACTTACACACCTAGCAGGTGCAAGAGCAATGATGAGACACGTTTCAAATGGCGGAAGACCACACGATGAGTTCGGTGAACACATAGTAAGAACTTCAGAAGACATCGCAAAATTAAATTCATTCTCGAGATACGTTACCAACAAAGATCAGTTGAACGACAACGCAGGTGACATCATCGAACAGACTAAACTAAAACTTGAGAACCTAAGAGGTTACATGAAAAATCTTTCTAACCAAGGACACTACGAGAACGCAAGTAAAGATTTTAAATCATCAGAAGAACAAGTACTTGATGATGAAACTGTAAATAAAATGAGAGAAAAGTTCACAATGACAAACTTGGATAAAAGAGTGGAAGACGCACTACCAATCATAAACAGAATAATGAGTGAACTAGAAGCACCAAAAGAAGAAGAACAGGTGAACGAATTAGAACCAGATGCAGAACCAATTGATGCACCTGTACAAGCACCAGTGGATCACGGTGCAGTAGTACAAAGTTTTTTAAATGACCCAGACAGCAAACTAGTGTTAAGGAAAGATGATTCCGCAGACAAGATGTTGAAAGTTACAAAATTTACAAACAAGAACACAATGTTAAGTTCTATACTGTCAGACATAGCGTCTAGACTGTTGACTAAATCAGGTGAGGAAGACAGGGTGGCAAACTTTGCTTCTAGAGTAGCAGATGAGATGGAACAAGAAAATTCAGCAACGTTTAAACCAACACCTGACTACATAAAAAACAAGAAGATAGCAGTGCAGTTGGCAAAGAGATACATCGACGACTACAAGAAAATGCAATCAGAGCCAGGATACACGGATCAAGTGAGAATGGAACCAGGAGCGTTCGCACCTAAGAAAGATTTAAAAGGTAAAGCAAAAGAAACTGAAGCGTTTGAAGGTTGGGTGGACTCAATGATCGACGAAGGCGGCATCAAACCTTACGTGTCAATGAGCAGAGGTGAAGATGACGGCAAGATGATGTACAACGTTCTAGACAGAAATGAAAAAACAATCTTTGCATCACGAGATGAGAAAGAAGCAACAGAGTTTCTTAGAAGGAACTTTGACAAATTGAGAGCAGGCGAAATGGAAGTGGCCGAATATGCTAAGATGGGAGATCTTCCAAGAGATAAAGAAATTGAAAAGAAAGACAAAGAAAACGCAACAAAACTTGATGTAACAAAAGCAGATCAGATGATGAACACACCAGCGTATCAAAAAATGAAGGCGGGTGATGACAAATACGCAGACAAGACAAAATCAGAAGGCAACATGTTTGCACAGGCAGTACAGAAAGCCAAAGCGGCAGGCATGAAATCAGGTGACAAATTTAAAGTAGGCGATCAAGAATACACTCTGAAGGATGCCATTGAACTTGCAGGTATGCAACTTGAAGACTTTTACTCAGAAGAAGAGATGGCATACGATAACCAAATCGATCGTATCAAAAACCTAGCACTTTACCAATAATAGTAGTAGACATTAGATAAATATAGTTGTATATTATGTACTATATGTCTAATATACATTTAGGCAAACAACAACATAGGCACAATTAAGGAGGCTTACATTATGGCATCATTGGCTGAAATAAGAGCGAAGTTAAAATCTCAAGAAGTGAATCGCTCCACTTCCAACACAGGCGGAGACAACGCCATCTACCCACACTGGAATATATCAGAAGGCT